GCGGTCAGCTGGTTGCGGACGTGAGCCAGAGGATCAGCGCCGGAACCCAGCTTGCTCAGGTCATCAGCGGCATAGCTGAAACCACGATGCAGCAGAGTCATGATCTGCTCGTCAGCGGAGGTGCCCTGAGGGGTCAGGTAGCCTGCGCCAGAGGTGCCCCAAGTAGCAGCAGAGGTGATCTGCTCCTCAGTTGGGTTGATGGGGTCGTGGAAAGGCACGCGAATGCGGGTGCCGCCTGCACGCGCATCCAGAGCAGCATTACGCTGGATGATGCCGCTTTGAACCCACTTGGATTGCTCGAAAATACCTTCAGAGGTGTACTGAAGAAATTCCGGGCGCGTAACCAGATCCGACAGAAATGTTCCGCCGGAATAATTCTCAGAGATGGCAGCCATTTTGGCCTCCTAAAAACAGGTTTACGGGACGTCCCACGGGGACTAGCGACCGGCCTCAGCTTTAAGAATCCGAGCCTTATCAGGATCCTTAGCAAGAAGAATCATCTGCTCGGTAATGTTAAAGCTGTCCTTCAACCACGGGTTGCTTTGGCCAGGTAGGGAGGTGGCGCGGGCACTGCCCGTAACACCCATTCCAGCAGTGTTACTAGCCGCAAAATGATGCTCGTAACCGCTACCGGGATTTTTTAGGTTGGCCACATATTCGGCCACAGGAGTCTCGACGCCGCCGACTACAGCCACAGGCTGTCCGTCTTTGTTACGAAGATTATCCTCTACTAAACGATACAGCTGATCAGGTGCAAGCGCACCAGCTGTTGACAACTGAGAAAGCATTGATGCTCGCAGTTGTTCTTTGCTGTAACCCTGCTTCATTTGATCGATTTCGGCTTCTTTTTCAGCGATTGATTGCTTCAAAGAAGAGATTGTGGTTTGGGCATCGTCCCAGAGCGTTTTGTACTCGCCTGATTCGGCAAGACGTGCTTCTTCGGCCTGTTTTTTGGCTGCTTCGATTTCATTTAGCTGTTGCTGGAGCTTTTCGCGGTTCTCTTTGTCTTTGCGGCGCTCGCTGATTAGCTCTGAGTTTTTGGACTTCAGTGCTTCCAGCTGAGCTTGCAGGTCTTCAGCGTTAGCCACAGGCTTGGCAGCCTCGTTCTCCACAGGAGAAGTTACTTGCTGTTCTTCAGACACGGGAAAATTAGGTCAGACGGTACTATTCTACAGTTGTGTTGTCCACTACATCAGTAGGCGCTGGTGTTGGCGTTGGTTCGGTGATTTTTGCAGCCTCTTCTTTGATGTCCATGTCGTCAGGCAAAATCTCACCGCGTCGCAACACTTCAAGCAACATTTCGTTACTGATCTTGCCGTTGGTGTTCAGGTCGCTAAGCACTGCGACGTCTTGGCCAATTAGGCGGTAGTAGTCGAAGTCACGATCCACACGGATTGTGGGTGGTTCGATGCCGACGTACTTGGCGGCTAGGCCATAAGCCTGATTTAGTGCGCTTTCCAGTTCTTGGCTGATGATCGACAGCACTGAGTTGCTTTGGGCTTGGTCGATGCGCTTGGCTTCGGCGGATTCTGCAACAAACTTTTGGCCAAACAGCTTGGTTACGCCGAGCGTGGACATTTGGCCTTCGAGTGACTGCAGCTCTTGCATCTGGGCGTCGAAACTTGTGGCATCCGCCTGCACGTAGTACGCCTTGTTGCCTGGCGTCATCGCAATCGCATAGTTCACACCCATTGATGCGCCACTCAATGCGTCGTCCCAGCCCTCTAGCACAAGAGTGGGCATTGCGGCGATGTGCAGTGCGTGAATTAGGTCGGCTTGCCGTTGGTAGTGGGTGATGTTGAGGTTGGCGATGTCGAGCAGTGGTGGTTGAGAGCGCAACATGCCCCGGCGGTTGCTGTAAATGGGCACCACTGGGATTTCGTCCAGGCTGAAGCCTCCGGTTTGGGAAAATTCGACGATGTCTTCGCCCAGCGTATACAAGTCATAGCGGCCTGGGTAGATGACACGCATCTGCTCCACTTGCTCCTCACCGAAGTCGTTCAGGGGGCGGGTGGCGTATTCGTGGATTCGGACTTGCGTGAGGGGGCTGCCGGGCATTGTGTAATCTGCCTGACGCCATCCCCAGATTTGTGCGGCGTCCACATGCACGAAATAGGGACGTCGTCCCATCGCACGTTCTTCAGCCAAGTTTCGGGCACCAGTGGCAGCAGGGTAGTCAACCAGAATTGCGCTATGGCCATAGGTAAGGCTGCTAACCAGAGCGCGACGCGCATACTCATTGATGTTTGAGCCGATGCCGTCTATATTGTCGCTTAGCTCGATCCAGTAATCGTCGCCTTCGATGTGGATCGGTTTGCGGAGAATCGCACCAGCGGCGGTTTCGATTAGGCGGCTGGTGTATGGGGAGAGGACTGAACGGTCGATGCGCGTTTGGTAGGCGTCGTCGTCTTCCCTGGGTTCTTGGGGTAGAAATGTTTCGCTTAGGTCGCGGATGTAGTTGGTGCCACGGGTGACGGCAGCCATGATCTGCCAGTCCGCCATCATGGCGATGACTTCTAGGTCGCGGACAAACGGCGATTCACTGACCGACGCACCAGTGGGTGGAATGTTTGCGCTGTAAACCACGGTCAGTTGCCTACTTTATTGTTATTTTGACAGATACTCACCACTTCGTACGGTTGGCCCAGTAGGCGGCGGACATCTTGCCTTTGGCAATGTTTTTGGCGTGGCGTGCTTTGAAGGATTTGTTGCGGGCGCTACCTTCAGGGCTGCCGCTAACGCCTTGTTGGCCGAAGCGGATAAGTTTTACTTGGTCGCCGTCTTTTGCCAAGACTGCGTGTGATTTACTTGGGTGGTTTGGCGTGCGCTTCGGCTTGTTGTAGCCGGAAAACTTTTCGCCGCGATACTCAATCATCGTCCTCTACCTCAATCATGACCTCTATACCTGACCCTAACCGTACCATCAGGCCCGCAAAGTCTTCGGGGTCTTGTGGTGTCATGAAAGCAAACGTTGCTTGAGTCATACGGCTTTCGGCGTCTACTTCCATGTGGGTGCAGAAGCCGGGAACGATGCGAGTGCCCATTATCCGTTGAAAGTGACGGCTATGTGTGGCGTAACACTAGGCGTTCCAGACGAGATAGAGTCGATTCTGCAGCGGATGGTTGAGGTGCTTTTGCCGCTGTAGTAGTAGACGTATTCGCCGTTGGAGTTGATGGTTTTGCTGGTGTCGATTTCGTACCAGCTGGTGCCGCCGTTAAAACTTGCCTCGAAAGCTAGTGTGAAGTTTGCGCCGCCGGTTACTTCAACTGCAAATGTAAACTCGGAGGCGTGCGCGTGGATACGCATCTCGTCGTTTACGGCGGTCATCGCGCCACCGGTGTATTCGACGACGTTGGTGTAACGCTTGGTGTCGGTGACGTTGACGATTGCCATTATTTTTTCTTAGGTTTCTTTTTGGCAGTTTTGGCTGCATCCTTAAAGTTTTTGGCGGTTGGTGCGCCTTTTGATCCGGGCTTACGCATCTTCTCGCCAGATCCTGCAGCGATGCGCTTACGCTTCGCTTGAATGTTTGCGTAGAGACCGCGCTTTTTAGGCATGGATCTGGCTACTTACAGTCCAATTCTACTTCTTTTTGGTGCCCTTGCCTTTGGGCTTTTTCTTGTTGTTGTGGCCGTAATGTCCGGGCATTGAAGTTAAAGCATCTACCACACACGATACTGCGTTCCACCGATATTTTCGGGTTTTGCAAGGTTAAATACTTGTAGGCAGAGGTAGCCGAGGGCGTCGAAGGCGTGGTCAACGCCAAGGTTTTTGTTGGGAAGGCCGGTGCCTGGGGCGTAAGTCAACGTGCGGAGTGCTTTGATTAGTTCTTTACAGCGGGGGTGGATGAACATGCGGCGCGTTCCAGTCGCGTCGAGGAGTGCGGTGTTCACGCAGGTGATCTTGTCGCGGATTTTCCAAGGGGCGCGGGGTGTTGAAACGGTGAAGCCGGATTTGCGGAGGATGCTGTGGTCCGTCGTACCAACGCCTTGGGTTTTGCGGGCACCGCCGGTGGGGTCGGGGCAGCTGATGATGCGACGATCCACGCCGTAGCGGTTCTGTACTTCTTCACAGAAGTCCCATGTAGTAGCGCCACCGGTCATGACGATCTCGTCAAAGATCCAGAGGACGTCGCCTTTTTTGACGGCGCAGATGCCGGTCATTGGATCGACGTTGAAGTCAACGCCAAGTAGTAGTGGCAAAACTGGTAAGTCTTTTACATCTTTTGAGATGTTTGCATCAGCAAAACTTATGGCTACGAGGCCGCTGAGGTTCTCGAAGGATGCTTCGAATTCTTGGCGGAAGGTGCGTTCATCGAGTTGGGCGCGGGCTGCTGCTACTTCTTCGGGCGGGACGTTGCCGCCTTCGATAGTGGTGTAACACCAGCGTTGCCAATCGCCGGTTTTGTCCTCTGGGACGTAGCACCACATGTCGTAGAACCAGCTCGCCGTTCCATCCGGTGTGCTGATGAACAGTGCCCAGCCTTGTTTGTCGGCTAATGCGGGACGTATGACCTCGAACCAGACGCCGGGTTCCATGAACGCGGCTTCGTCGAGAACGACGCCAGACAGGCTGCGGCCACGTAGGGCCATTGCGTTCTCGGTGCCCTTTAGTTCGATGGTTGCGCCGTTGACAAGTTCGATTTTGAGGTCGGTTTCGTTTTTGCTACGCACCAGGACAGGTGGGATTATCTTTTTGAGGACTTTCCAGGCGATGTCTTTCGCCATTCGGTAGGTGGGAGCGCAGTAGAAGAAGGTTTCGCCGGGTGAATTGGCGGCCTTTTGTAGTAGTTCGATGCAGGCGAGGTAGCTTTTGCCGAAGCGGCGGCCTGCAACGAGGACGCGAAAGCGTTTGGGGCTGGTGAATACCTCGAATTGCGCTGGTCTTAGGTCAATATCAATCGGTTTCGACATCTTCGGTCTCGGTTACGTCGATTGGGGGTAGTTGCGCGGCCTCCGAACCAGGCATTTGCGCTGGTGGTTGGACGCGAACGCGGATTTCAGGGAGCGATTCGGTGGCGGTGGGTTCGTCGCAGCCAATTTGACGTGCCAGGGAGTCGAGAACTTGGGCGGCGGTGTTCATTTGGCCGCGTTTTAAGGCGGCGTTAAGGACTTTTTGCCGCATGGAGAAGATGCGGGCTGCGTAGGTCTCGCGCTCGGCTGCGAAATCTTGGTCGTTAAGCTTTGTGACTTCACGCCAGTCGCGCCAGGCCGTTTCTTCGCTGATTTGCTCTTTGCTGGCGTGGTCGAGGACTAGCTGTTTGGCTGGGAGTCCTTCGAGTTGGCGCAGGTACAGGCGCTTGACTCGCTCGTTTTTGCGAAACGCTGTACGAGTAATCTTTGGCGCGTGTTTGTTCTCTTTGGGTTCTTCGTTAGGCCCCACAGAGGCGTCTTTTTCTTGCACGAGATTCACAGAATCTTACTTAAAGAATAACAACGTTCCAGCCAACATAACGGGTGCTTGTATTTTTCGCCACAGCGGCTGTGCTACAGAGGAAACTTGACCCCTGCCCCTATTACAGTAGAATTTTTGTGTGTTGTTCGTGGAGGTTCCCTGACTCCGTATGGCTGTTGTGCGCGGCCGAACCCTACCCCCTGTTGCGAACGGCTCGCAATAGCGCTGGTCTGGTGGACGCGGCGCTATTGCAAACGGTTCTCAGCTGATTTATTTATACTTAAGCGGCTGCTAATCTCCGACGAATTGTAGAACGTGAGACTCCGAAGATGTCGGCGAGTTGTTGCTGAGAATAGCGGCCAGATCGATACATTCTTTTCACTTTGACGTGTTGGGATTCAGTTAACCAAAAAAGAAAGATGATGGGCAGAGTGATACAAACGAGAAGAATTGCGAAAGTCGAAGTAAACATTGATTTTTTAAAAACCGGTTGATAGTGGTGTTGTCCGGTTCTCCTTTAGTATATTACACCAGCCGCATCTGCCAACGTGCCAGCAACAATCCGAAACATTAGCAGTGTTAATAGGTCGCCTGGATCACATCAGTGACAGTGACGTCTCATTTTGTGACAGTAGCCTGGGGAACTGGCCAGATCCACTGCAGCGCAACGGACCCAGACACTAGCTATTTGGTGGGCTGTCAGCAGAGAAGCTAAATCTGCTCATTAGCACGAGCCGAAGCGATCAACAGCGCAGGACTTGCGACGAAGAAAACACTAAACAACATGATGCCCATGGGGCGGCGATTCTCAGGCGTCACAGGCGTCAGGATGGCCGCAGCTGTGGCCAGAATCGTCAGTGCTGCGGAGGCAGCGCATAAACCGAGGGAACGTGTAGTCATGAGATTGGAGAGGGTTGTGCGGTGGGTGTTCCGCTTGCCTACAGTGTAGCAGATCAGCCGGCAGTCTCAAGCCTTGCGCTGATTTTCTTCCGTTTTGCGGCATGGGCACGGAACGCCACCACCGCGCCACGATCTGCCCTAGCGCACAAACGGCAACGGTCGCAGGTCATTCCCTCGCGAGTCTGAGCAGGACAAACCACAAAAGCGCACCCGTGCTCATCGCGCCACCGCGTGCGCTCATCATCATGAGCCACCACTACGGTTGACGGATAACCTTGCCTGTGGCGTTTGCTTGCCTGCGCTTCGGTGTCACAGCTGAGGTTCACAGTGAATCCAGCGGCTGTGGCATCGCGGACCATCAGCAGATTCCACTCATCCTGACGGTGGTGAGTGTAGGTATACGGGACGACGCCAGACTCGACAAACGTGCCAGCTAACATCTGCAACGGAGTCTGCAGAATCCGGCCGTTGCCATCGTGGCTGAGATCGCCTGCTGTGTTGTGACGCAGTAGCGTTCCGAGTTTCGGCTTGAGCTCTTTAAGTTGGCTGTGCAGCCACAGCCAGTCACCGGACTTTATGCCGTCGTTACGGTCAAGCCGATCCCACCACAAACGCTCGTGTCCTTGCTTCGCATAACAAGTCCCGTCCATTTTGTGCGGACATGTTGCCGGGCAGGTTTCTGAAGTGCTCCTAGTGTTGATAGTCGCGACGCCTGTTTTGCTGTTGCCGCTTTTCGTGATGCTGTAACGAGTGATCATTTTTGGTAGGTGTGATGACCTGTGCAAAGCATGGACGCAACGGCGCAAAAAATCAACCGATCCAGCCATCAGAAAATCCGATGGCTGAGATCAGCAAAACTGATGAGTTCCTGGGGAAATCTGTGTTAGGTGTTAAGTCCGTCTTGGCCCATACAAAACAGATAACCACTGCCAGACTCGACCGAACCAAGAACCGTTAAAGTTTCCCATCGGTCGGCGCATTCTCGCTTGATTAACGCCATGGCGGCGACATAGTGTGCGCCTTCCCGTGAATGCTCGTAAGCATAGGGAACTTGAATGCAAGCTTCAGCAGCTTTGCAGCTGGCAACAATGAATGCGCCGTCGGTGTCTGTTGCGGGCATGTAGTGAGTCTGAATGGCCCACATGAATGGAACACGTTCCAAGGTTTCTGAAACCTCTGAATGTGAATCGCCGTCGGTGATGTATGGACGGCTGATGAATGCTCGGTTTGTCAGTTTCATTTTGTGGGATCGTAGTCGTTGCCGTAGTTAAGGTTGCAGTCCATCCACCGCACCAACTCATCATGAAGATAGGTGAAGTAGTGGAACTTAATAAACGAGATGGCATCTTCTCGACAATCAAAACAGTCGAGATCGCCTTTAAGTTCAGTAAAATCGACGCTCATGATCAATTCATGCGATTTTTGATGAGGTTGATGCTGCAGGTTTTCTCCAGCCGTTTACCGTAACGCACCAAGATGCAAGCCAAACCGCTGGCGGCTGCATCCTGCTGGTTGACGTAACGGCCACTATTGGGGCCGATGCCGGTGATCTGAAAATCCTTGTCAGCGATCCAGTCAGACCAGATCGCCGCTTTGCTGTTGTAGACCCTGCCGTAAGCCGGGACAACTGATAGCTCAAACATTTGGGGGTGCCATGTGTGGTGGACTCCTACAGTATGAACCACATTCCGGCAAACCGTCAAGCGATCCAGCCAGAAAATCTGAGAATTCTCAAAATATCTCAGCAGGTATCGACAGCCGTATCGCTTGGATGTAGTGTGCTGCAGTAGTGTCTCACCCTCTCACCTATGGAGAAGACAGAAGCTCAGGAGTTCATCCGTGCCAGGCTCGACGAAGGATGCGTGCGATCTGAGGTTATCGCTGAGTTGATGGAAGCTAACGTGAGTCGCGCAAGTGCCTACCGCTGGTTTAACACGCTGGCCAAACCAGAGGCCGAGCCAACCCACACCGATCTAGTCTTGAATGCGCTCAAGGACCAGCTCTACCAGGCGCAAGCCATTGACGATCCAGCCCTTGTGCTGAAGGTGGCGAAGGAGTACGCCGCAGCCCTCGCAAAGTTCAAACGCGTTTGAGGCTGAGACTCATGAGACTGGCGTTGAGAAGTAACGACCCACGCGGTCGGTAAAGCGTTGCTCAGCGCCCAGTAGTTCAAGCGTACTAAGCTCCCTTATTTGGGGAGCACCTGTGCGCCTGGCAATAACGATCCACGCACCAGCCGCTTGGATGCCTGTTAGGTGCTTTAGCCCTAGGGAGTAGGCACCACACTGATCGACGTAATTTGTCAACATGTCCTCGCTTCTTTCGCGTTGTGATGTTTTCCAATCGACTATGAATGGCCCTTTACCTTGAATGTCGAGTAAAGCATCTGCCGTACCAGCCATACCTAGTGGGTGATGAATGGAAAATTCGACTGCATGAATGGCGGTTACGTTCTTGCCGATCCAGCCGCGTAGACCGCGAGCATAGCCAGCAGCGCTCCAGGGGACTCTAGGAGCGCCTTGAATGGCTCTTTCGATACCCCAGGAGGTGATGCTACCGGGACAACGTTCCAGGCCGTCTGAATGGGTTTTCCAGACGTTGCGTTTGTTGGCGGCCTTGCGAGCTAGTTGTGCGCCGGTTTTGAGGATGTATTCGGCGTGGTTGTGGGCCAACGTCCCACGCGTTGCAGCCGTGTCTCGGTCTTGCTCAGAACCTGGTCGAGCCAGCCACCGTTCCAGGGCTTTTTGTTGCCATTCGGGTGCTGTTTCTTTGAGGATGTGCGTAACACTGTGAAAAGTGCTGCCAGCGTCATCCCGATAAACGCGGAAAGGGCCAGAGTCATCACGTACCAGGCAACTCTTCCGCAGAGTACTCAGCTTTTGTTGTGCTTCAATAGCCATGTTTGGATAAGCTGATTAACCTTGGGTTCGACCAAGTGGTATGAGCTTACCCAGCCTTTTTCGTCTCCGACAGTAATACGTACCATCCCGTCTTCTGTATTGGTGATGACAGGTTCAGGTACTTGTGGTTTTTTCATAGTCTCTCCCACGTTCACTATAGCTAATAAAAAACCCGCTGTGGTTAGCGGGTATAGCAAACTCCTCGGTAGCAAAGCTGTGAGGTTTTAGCTGAGATGGCTTGGGCAGCTTGAAGAGCGAGCTTCTTTTGCTGCTTGCGCTGGATCAGGTGCAGGATGTTCATTGTTTGGTAACAACGACTACACCTTTAATCTAAGAATGGGTGATGTTCACCCCGTAACTTAATCAGTCTGCTCAGCAAAGATTTCCTCGGCAGTGCGCTTGCCTGGCTCCCAGTAAACACGAGTTTGGCCTTTGAACTGCTCAAGATTCATCTCAGAAACGCCATGACACATTTCACACCAATACTCCAGCTGAACGCTTTCGCCTTCGATGAACGAGTGGCTCAAGTGGAGATAAGGTGGGTCACTAAGGCAATGCGGACAGATCAAATAACCATCGCTGTCCCATTCAACAAGCGTTTTAGTTTCCATGTCAATCAGCCTTGAATGGGTGGCCGCCGGTCAGAAGGCGGGTGATGTCGAAGCCGTTCTTTACCGCTTCGTCCCAGGCAGCATCAATTGCGGCTTGAGTGTCTTTCTTGCGGGGTACTGGACGCAGGCCGTACATGTCAGGAGAGACAGTGGCGGCTTTCGTCATGATGAAGTCCCACTCGGTCATGTCGCCGTACTCCTCGACTTGTGAAATCTCGTCGAGTTCTTTCTGCAGACCTTTTTGCGTCATGCTCAGCACTTGAATGCGCTTGACGTCGAAGTTGTAGATCGGCATTGCCAGTGCGAACTTCTGAGGCTCTTCGGTGCCGTCGTCTTTGCAGCGGCGCGTGTAATTAGCGCCCATCTCTTGCTCGATCTCGTCGGCAGTGGCTTCCTCTGCAAAGCGAAATGGCTTGCCTTTGCCGGTCTCGTCTTCGCCCCAGACCTCGAAGTAACAGAGGGGCTCGTTTGCCAGAATGGCAAAACGTACTTGGCCGTCGGCCTTGACCTTGCTTGGGCTGAGGTAGTCGTTGCGGCTGCCGCCAGCTTTGAGGGCGTCGCTGTGTTGTTTCGGGATGAAGCTCATGGTGAAAGTGCGGTGGGCTATGCCCGGTGCTCGCTCATCCTACTACATCTACGCGGTTTGACAATCCTCGTAGAATGAAAAAAGTCCCCAGTGCCTGGCAGGGCGCTGGAGACATCTGGCGAGTCTCAACTGGGACTCGTCGTGTACTTCTCTAGGAGTTTAACAAATGACGAAGCTTCCCGCTTTCGTTCGCTCGTTACCGAGCACATGGGCCACATGTCCCATCTACGCCAAAGGCGTCAAACTTCCCTCCGGTAAAGAGGCTTGCGGTAAATCGCCGCTCGGCAAGACGCACCACGAAGATTGGTCGCCTGCTGAGACTGCGCTGCATATTGAGCGCAATGCTGACACCTTCAAGGCTGTTGGTGTCTTCACCGGACCACGCAGCGGTGGTTTGGTGATCCTTGATATTGATGCCAACCTCACTCAGCTGAAAAAGAAGTGGGGTAAGGATCTTGTTGATGTGCCGGTTGTTAAGTCAACCAAGAAAAACGCTGCTAAGTACCTCTTTTACGTTCCACGCGAGCATTGGGGTGAGGTGGATGGCCTCAGCCTGAGTGCCACTAAAGAAGGTTGGGAAGTGCTGTGGGGCCGCCAGGGGCTTGTAGGCGGCGCTTACAAGGCTGATGGGGTCTACACACAGGAAGGTGATTTCAACGCCGTTCCAGAGGCTCCTGAGTGGCTTCTGGCGTACATGAAGGATGCTCATCGCAATAAACAAAAAACTGATGAGGGTAAAAAGGATCCGCGTTACGGGATGCGGTCCACTGAAGAGCTTCAGCTGATTGTTAAAAACTGTTTGTCGGTGATTCAGCCGCAAGGTCGCGGTAGTGAAGACCAGTGGTGGCGCATTGGTGCAATGATCCACTCTGAGCTGCCTGGTGAAGAAGGTCTCGACTTGTGGCGTGATTGGTCGCAACGTGATGATGAGTATTCCAGTGATTGGGTAGATAACGATCCATGCCTTGATCGCTGGG